TAGAATATTAACACAGTATGGGCTAGCTACTGCGGTTAAAGTGACAACTACGTCGTGGATTGTTGGGGGCACGGGGCTAACATAATGTCAAGTTCTGTTGCAGCATTATTAACTTTTTCGGCCCGCGCCACGATACCTATCGAGTATCTATTAGTTGGCGGCGGCGGCGCCGGCGGCGGAACAAACTCTAATATGGGTGCCGGCGGCGGCGGCGGCGGCGAAGTTAAACTTAGCACAACTATGGTTGCCGCAGGCATTACATATGTTGTTACTGTTGGGGGAGGGGGAACCGGAGTAGCTAATGTTGCTGTAGCTGCTAATGGCACAAGTTCATCTGCATTCGCAGCTTCTTCCTTAGGGGGCAGCGGAGGCGGTGGCGGGTCTAATTTCGGTCAGGTTAACAATGGCGGCGGCGGCCTCGGAGGCGGCGGGGGCGGATCGGGCGGGTTTAGTGGTACTAATACCAGCGGTGGCGTTTCTTCTGTTGGCGCGGGCTCCGGCGGTGGCGGCAGAAGTTCTACTTCTGATGCTGACATTCAGTGCGGCGGAGGCGGCGGTGGATCGGCCGGGAATGGTTCTGCTGCTGACGGCATTAATAGTGCCGGCAACGGCGGTTCGGGAACAACCGATGACATAACTGGAACTTCAACTGCATACGGCGGTGGCGGTGGCGGCGGCAAACGCGCTAGCGGGTCTGGCACTGCCGGTACGGGTGGTACCGGCGGCGGCGGCAACGGCGGCAAGTTTGCGGCGGGATCATTGGGCACCCCTAATACCGGTGGCGGTGGCGGTGGTGGCGGCGGTGACGTAGCCACCGCCGGTGGTTCTGGCGGCTCAGGTGTAGTCGTGATCCGTTCAACTACTGCCGCCGCCTCCACTACGGGGTCGCCTACCATTACTCCTGTGGGGGCGGATACAGTGTACACATTTACCGGATCAGGTTCAATAACGTGGTGATAAGATGGCGCATTTTGCAGAATTAAACGAAAATAATGTTGTTATTAGGGTAATTGTGGTTAATAATATTGAATTACTAGAAAACGGAATTGAAATAGAACAAAAAGGTATAGATTTTTGTAAAATGTTATTTGGGAGTCAGACGTGTTGGATTCAAACTAGTTATAATCATACCTTCAGAAATGTTTTTGCTGGTCCAAATTTCGTATACCTGCCTGAATTAGATGTATTTATCCTACCTAAACCATTCAACAGTTGGGTTTTAAATGTTAGCACGTTGAAATGGGATCCGCCTGTGCCATTACCAGATGACCAAAATAATTATTGGTGGAACGAAGAGAACTGTCAATGGGAAAGTTATACATAGTCATGCATATATTCAGTCTTATTATTAGTGACGGAAAAAGCATTCAATGCCATAAGCGATCAACTCACTTTAATCGGTCATCTCTATATACAGGTGTTCTCTGTTCTAGCTCAAAAGACAAAACTACGTAGTGATACCATGATTAACTATATTAAACGTGCCGACGCCCCTCACCATAGCCTTCGGGCCAGCAGAACTGCCGCCTTTACTACAACGTCGAATGCGCTGATGAGTGACCCCATACTTAAAGTATGTCCAAAATTATAAAAATAATATAAATATATTAGAGTTAGAAAACTTCGACCGTATTATTTAACACGTAACCAGGAAATACCGACCATGACATCATATGTATATACAGCAAGTTCAGCAGTAGCGACATCAGGCAATATCGCTACAGACAAGATTAGAATCGCGACAACGAGTGCTATTCAATATACAACAAGTTTTCCCAACGTAGCTTTAACTGGCACAGTAACTTGCGCTACTAACAGTAATGCTGTTACTGGTTCAGGAACATCATTTACTACTCAACTTGAAGTTGGTAGCTGGATAGGAAACACAGCAGGAGCTACTGTTGGTATCGTAGCATCAATAGCTAATAATACAAGTTTAGCGTTAACTGCAAATGCCGCAGTTGCGATTTCAGGTGCTACTGCTAGATACAATCCATACGGGGTGCCGTATACTATCGCAAATGCGAATAGTACAATCATTCCTGCGAATACCGTAGAAAATAATATCATTGTGGGTCAAGGCAACATTGTTTCGTTCGTTGAAGTTGCCGGCGTTACTTCATCACCTTTTTCTATTACTGAATTAGGCATGCCACATGCAAACACTGGTACTGAGTAGGGCTGCGATAGTACTATATCTTTGTTGGTAACCTAAAATATCACCTTTAGTATAAATAACAGTGCTTACTATTGCAGTGTGGAAGTCGTTCACATTGTATCAACGTGAGTTTACGCGCTACCCGGCGTGTATGGCATAGAACGCCACTTAGGAGAAACCAAATGGGTCGTCCACTAAAAATCGCAAAGGCTCAAGCAGTCATAACCATCACTGCTACTGCTGCTGCAACAGACATCGTAACAACATCAGCAAACTTTACTAATCTCGGCATCATTGCCGGTATGCCATTTGTAACTGCATCTAATGTCGGCGGACTAGTCGCCGGTACACTCTACTGGATTCTTGAAGTAGTAAACGCTGGTTCAAATAGCACATTTACTGTTTCTGCTACCCCACTAAATGCTAACCCAACTTCAACTAAAGTTGATTTGTCAGCTACTTCAGGGCAAACCATTGCAACAACTGTTGCACCGGTTGACATGTACTTCAACAATCCAATTGGTCCTGAATGGCCAGCAACAAATGCAAACACGTATTCGGTAGTCGGGGGTAATACTGCCCTCTATGGTAAACAAGTACTTTGTAATGTTGCATTGGGTCAAACTGGTACTGGAACGCTTTATGCTTCAGACGGTAGCAATGTCGTCGGTGGACTAGGAACTGATTTGGCAAACATCGGCGCTGCCAGTGTAATACAATATATTGCATCTGACGGCACCCCAACTACATTAGGATATGTTGATACTGCTACAGGCGTGACTACTGTTGCAGTAGCTAATACACAAAACACAGGAAACATCATCGGTACTTCGGGTAATGCACAAACATTATATGCAAATCTTCCGGTAGCATTCAGTGCTAACTTAGGTGGTTTAGTAGCCAATACTACATATTTTGTTAAGGCAATCGCTAACGCATCTGCATTCACTGTTTCGACAACCGTTGCTGGTGCTGAAGTTGATCTATCCAATGCTACAGGTACTCCCAACGCAACACAAGACACTACACTCTTGACTGCTAACGCAACAGCCAATATCGCCGGCGCAGCATTTGTATATGCTACCCCTGAAGCAGGATATATTGTCCGTCAAAAGGGCAAGCAGAAGTATCTTGTTCAAGGTAGTACATCAGGTCTAGTTGGGCAGTGCTACACTGCAAACGTTGCAAATACCGCAATGCTTCCGGGCCAAATGACTATCACTGCAACGTATGCAAATAGCTCAACTGTTAAGGTTCAAAGTTTGAGTGATCACACTGCCGAGTTGTTTACTGCAACCTCTGGGCCAGTAGCAACTGGAAATATTGTATTGCAGAATGCTAATCCGGCATTTGCGTCATTCAACAGTGCTGCTGCGGCTGACGGAAACGTTGCAAATGCACAGCCTTATCCGATAGTAACTATCGGCAACGCATAAGGAAATAAAAAATGGCCCAGCCTTCTAGCATTACTAAAATGAAGCAGACTGAGACCGAGGTCGCAATCCTTCAGGTACAATATAGAAACATCGAAGAAAAAGTCGATGAATTAAAAAATGATCTGAAGGATTTGCGAACTCACCTAGATACCCATGCTGAATCTACCCAGGACCTTATCAAAGAGTTTCAGGTAACTAACGTGGCTGCTCACAAAACACTAGAAACTAAAATTTCTACATTAGAAAAGTGGAGATGGATGTTGATGGGGGCAGGTGTGTTAGCAGGTTCTGCTGGATTTCCATTAATCCAAAACTTGTTTGGGTAATTACTTAGTAAGAGAATTTAGTTTTTCAATTACGATATCAATATTAACTGTAGAAAATAGTCCTGGGTGCAATGGTTTAGGGTAATTACCCTCTTGCACCCAGGCATACCCCACATGTTCGTTGTTTAATAACGGAATGAATTCTTCGGTGACTTGACAGAAAAATGTATGATACGTAAACGTATTGGTTACGAATTTCTGTATAGGAATCAATTTTAAATCGGCATCAAAGAATCCCATCTCTTCTATACACTCACGTTCTATTCCCTCATATAGAGTTTCATCTTTATTGATCCCGCCACCGGGAATACTCCAAGTTGGGCTTCTGGAGTCTGATCTCAATAAATAAAGATAGCGATTTGTTGAGGTACTATAAAAGAACACTCCGGCAGCGGAATTCATTCTGGATCATCTCGTTTTATCAAATAACCACGCTCCAATCACCCTGAGCCACAAAACCGTCATATGATTTGACCCATACTCCTTCAGAAGGAACGAATCTATACTGTACGTTTGTGGTCAAGTTCGTTACGAATTCAACAGAATTGTCAGTCATGCTATCAAATACCACTTCCCATGTAGCTAGTGAAGCATTATATTCAATGATATCGTTTGCGTGTGCGATAAGGGATCCCCACGCGACCGATGAATCTCCTTCGTTGCCGATATCTTCTACGATCAGATATCTTTTGCCCGGAGTAGGTCCAGGAAGCCCTGCATTGGGCCCAGTAATCTGTGGATTGATCACGCTATCGACAGGTAATAATGTATTTTGAGGTAGAGTATCTGAATCTATGTTAAAGATCAAGAATCGATCATCTAATGGATCAGGTACGATTGTTCCTACAATGTCATTTTCTAGATAAGGATTCTGTAACCAAATTTGAGATACTCCGGGTTTGATCGCACCGTATACATTTAGTAAACTAGACCAATACAACGACGTAGGTGGATTTTCTGGTTCCGCCAGCGATTCATTAGGAGGATTAAATGCTGAATCAGCCGGTAACAATTGCAACGAATTGCCGATTAATAATACATTATATCCATATGGCGTAATTTTTTGCCTTGTGCCAAGTAATAGATCGTCGTCCTGCATGTCGTCGAGTGCATTGCCCCTGAAAATAGACGCAATAACTTTTTGTATAACACCCATCTTTTTAAGTTTAGCGGAAGTTGTGATCCAGATAGGCATATAGAACTTCCAAGACATGACATCTATCGGATTTCCAGTGCCTTGCGGAATACTTCTACTAGAGAAAGTTAATCCATTCTGGTACACGACCGACAATGAAGTCCAGTCTACGAAGTTATCGGTGCTTTGAATTTCTAGTGCAGGATTGAACAACACACCTAATTGTTCGATAATCTCTAGTTTCTGATTATAATTTGTAGTCCAAAAATCTACTGTAATACTTAGTCGGTATGGAACTGGCATTAACCGTTCAACAGTGAATGCTTGTCCTTGCGTCTGTTCGTATGTCTGAGTCTCTTGATTGAATGCACGTTGTCTAACCTGCATCTTATCAACAAAGAACGGTTCTTGGGTTCTACTCTGCTCATAGTCTAACCCACTAATATAGTAGGTAATTATAGGTGCAGATGGTAAATTACTCGCACTATTGTTGGCAATGATGGTCGCTGCTTGACGACTAGAGTCCCCATACATGATAGGGACACGAACCAGTATATCATTTCCGTTTGGATCTTTGCCTTTGGTAACATACCAATTGGAAAAAATTTTACCAAATTGAATTAGAAACCTGCGTATCTGATTATCATAATGGTACTGTGCCATATTATACTCTTGGTGGAAGAACTGGTTTCGGTGGCTGTAGTATAGACGATAGTGGTTGCGCTTCCGATACAAACTTATCACTGTTATTTAGATAGATTTGAGCTTGGTCATTAATAAAGCTCGACTTCAGTGACTTGTCGTTTAAGCCATATCCAGTTTCGGTTCTTACATTTTCTGAAATTCTTACCCAAAGAACTCCGTCCCACCGATATAAAATCTGCGGCATGTAATCAATTCGCAAGAAGTAGTCACCTACTTGTGGATT